TGAACGCGCCATTTGCGTTCTTCCTGAATCGCGCCAATGGGGTCTTGTTGATACAAAGTTTCCCAATCCGGCTCTTGATTCGCCATCGTGTACAGCTGTTGCTGTAACGCGGGTAAAAGTTGTTCGTACTGCGAACGTTCTTCCCGGATAACACTCAACTCGGCTTCCAGAGCCTTACGCTCCTCAGCCACTTGTTGAGTTTTACGGGTATAGTCCGACTGGCGCAGATAACCTTTCTTGAGTTCGTCAACCGTAACCTGTTTGCCGTCAAGTTCGACAACAATTTCTTGAGGTTGGTCTTCTTGCTCGCCTGGCTCTGCTTCCTCGTCGTACTCGGAATCGTCGTTGTCGAGATCTTCGGGTGCCTCGCCGTTGTCCTCGACATCATCGGATTCTTCTGCGTCGGAAGTTTCCTCGTAGGAATCTTCGTCTGCTTGCAACGCTTCGTCCTGTTCTGGGGCTTGGTTGTCGCCATCTTCGGCGGCCAGCATACTAGAAATGGCACTTTGCGCTTCGCTGATACCGATTCCACCGCTAGGTAGTGTGTCGGATTTGCTCATATTGTAACACCTTTTTGCAAAATGGGCTTATCGCCCGAATCGGTAACCAGCCACTCGACTGGTGAACTCCGAGAGTTTCTCTAATCGCGACTTGGTAAACTTACCGTTTTCCGCCGTGATCCGTAGGTGTTCTCGGACTTCTTGTAAGACCTGAAGTTTCAGGTACAGCTTTTCGCGCGCCTCGACTTCGAGAGGTGAAGTCGTGGCCCACGCATTAGTGATATGGGTAGCCACTTTCTCAAAAGATTCTTTGAGAAGTTCATGGTTTAGCAAACGCTCGGCTTCAGCGCCGCGACGGATGATGTCTTCAGAATTGTCCATTCATTCCCTCGGGCGGCATTTGCGGCTGGGCTTGAGTCTGCGCTTGGGCTTGTAACTGGGCCTGGAGCGCGGCCATCTGCTGCTGGTTGACAGCGTTCATGGCGGCGCGGTCACGATCAACCATCGCCTTAATTTCGGCGGTGTTGACCTGGGCGTTATACTTGAGTTCCAGTTCCTTGGCGCGAAGCATAACTTCAACGTCCAGCTTGTCATGCTCAAGGTCGTCCTTGGCCACGGCTTCCTGTTTCTTGAGTTCAAGTTCTTGCTGTTGAAGCACAATCTTGTCGGCTTCGGCCTTGGCTTGCGCCTGGGCCAGGATAAGTGCCGGGTCCGGCGGTGGCGGCTCGGGCGGGGCGGGCGGCGCCGGCGGGGTCTTGGCCGGATCTTTGAAGAACTCTTCGGAGTTCTTGAAGCCAGCCATGTTGACCATTTTGGCCAGCGTGTTGCGGTATTCTTGGATGCCGACCAGCGGGTTGTCGATGCCGGCTTGCGTCATAATGGCTTCTTGCTTGGCAGCAATCTGGCTCAAGAACATCATGCGCTCGTCGTCATTACCCCGGCCAAAGCCGACGTTGATGACTACATCCATATCCGCCGGCCACAGGCTCGGATCAACCGGCACCCACTCGTTACGCAGTCGAATGACGCGCGAACGGTTCTGGTGCTTCTTCATCAGGACCAGAAGGCCCTTATACAGATTCTTCAGGCCAGCGGCGAAGTGGCGGGCAATCATCTCAATCTGCTGTTGCGATGCAGACAGGGTGGCCGATACGGCCGCCTTAGTGCTGGACTGAAGGGCGTCGGCGTCCAGGCCAGCAGCGGCCTTGGAAATACCCGTACGGTTTTCCTTCACTTCGTCCATGTAGGCCAGCACCGGCATAGCGGCACCGCCAAGGAAGTTGGTTTCAAACGGCGTCACCATGCCCGGCGCGCGCTGACGGATAATCGCGCCGACTTCGTTGTTCAGGACGTCGTCGATATTGACTTGGCCGTCCACAACGGCGGTACGCGGGTTGATGGACTGCGCCAAGGAATCAAGCATACCCCGCATAAGATGGGACTTGATTTTCTGGATGTCCATAACCGCTTCGGCCACAGAGTAGCCAAAGAACAGATGCGGTTCCGGGTCGGGACAAAGAACGGCAAACGGGGCTTCATCAGCCGGCTCGTTCATCACCACGTTGTAGGCACCACCCATCGTGCAGACGCGGCGCAGTTCGGCGATGCCGTCGCCGTCATAGTCGTAACGGACCCATGATTCGATGTACAGGACGCGCTTGACGATGTCGGAATAGTCGGTGCCGTATTGGTCGGTACGAGCAAGGAACTCGTCGTTATCGTCCAGTTCGTTGCCGCTGGTGGTGTAGCCTTCAACCACTTCGGGGTCGTAGCCCATGGCAACCAGTTCGGAAACGGTCTTCATCGAACGGTGGCCGACTAGCTGGGCGTCGTCAATGGTACGCGCGCGCCGGTCAATGATAAATTCTTCCGGCGGCACAGCGCAGATGACGATGCGGTTGGCGGCGGTCTTGCGGTTGACCCGGACGTCATACAGTTGCGGAATTTCAACAGGAATCGGAAGGCCAGAAGCCGGGTCGATAGCCGGCTCAATCGGAGCCACGCGCTCGGCTTCCGGGTCGTCATACTGAGCCAGCATTTCGACTTCCACGCCTTCTTCGTCGTACAAGGCGGTCAGTTCGTTCTCGCCAAGGCCGGTATATTCAGCGGAACTAACCGAAACGGAGTCGTCCCAGTACCACTTCAGGATGCCGGACTTGCGGACCAGGGCGTCCTTAAAGGCTGCCGTAAAGATCGAAAAGCCGTCATTGTCCGATTCGACCACATATCGGGCGTAATCGGTGGCTTGTTTGGCAAACGGGATGTCTTCAGGGCCATTTGGGGCATATTCGACCATATTGTCGGCCGAAAAGAATACCCGCATCAGGCTCGGAAGCATGGCGTTTACGGTGTCGCGGACGTCCCGGCTGACCACCTGGCTGCGGCCGTCCATCTCGTCGCCGAACAGGTCGCCCTTGTAGTATTCCGTGGCCAAAGCCCGTCGCGGCGAGATTTCCTCGTCGATAAAGTCTTCGCAGTCGTTGATCAGCGTACCGACAAATGACTCAAATTCCTCGTCGGAACGGTCTTCCGGCTGGTCTTCTTCGACCACAGCTACCGCCGTCACGTTGACGTCAATGAAGTCATTGAAAGGATTCGGTGTGGACACGAAGCGACGCCTTTGAAAGATATTTGGGGCAATTATAGCACGGTTTTACAGATAGTTAAAAAAAACCCCGCAAAGCGGGGTCAAGGCGCAGTTTCCCGCGCTAGGGGAGAGGACCAACCATGAAACTAAGGGCATTATAGCATCTTTAGCCCGCGCTTCAAGGTTTTAGACCATTTCGATCCAAAAGAGTTCCCGTAAAGTGCAGTTCCGGCATCTGCACCAAACGTCAGAACAAATGCATCTGCCACGTCGGGGCTTCGGCGGATACGCCGTTTGGTCTGGTCTTTGGACTCGATGGCCAGCCGCCCGGTAGAATCCGGGGACAAATACTTGACGCTGACAAGATCCGCGCACAGTTCGTCGTCCTTGGGCATGGAGCAGTCGCGCTGCTCGAACCAGGCCTTGGCCTTGAACCACAACTCGGTTCGCAAGTTCTTGTATGAATTTTTCAGGGCCGGGGACTCGGAAACGTTGATACCGCGAACGGGTAAACCTAACTCCCGGAGCCTATCGACCACGCCGGCGCCCAGGCCGATGCTGTCCACCAGGATCTCCTGGGGAACGTCGCCTGGCTCACACGAATCGTACTCGGCCTTGACCACGCCCGCCACTTGCATGATGTCCAGCTTGCGCCATTTGCGGATAGGTTCGATCAGGCGGTTGGACTGGCGCTTGGCTAAGGCGGTGGCGTCGTCGCCGAAGCGGGCCACGTCAACGCCCCAGATGATGGGCGCGCCCGGCATGGTCTGGACGTCGCGGGTCATGGCGTCCTCGACCAGCACCAGCGGGATGACGGTATCGTCGTCGGCCTTGGGGAACTCGCCGAGGACGCGGACGCGGTAGGCGTTGGAGTCTTCGCCGTAGGCGTCTGCCACTTGCTTAACGAATTGTGAACTAACCAGCCTAGAATCGACACAGCTAACCTTGCGGGTACACCAGTTTTCCCGGTTCTTGTTGTGGGTGTCGAAGAAGAAGCCGGATGTCCGCGTGGGGTTTCCCAGCAACAAGGTCGTGGCGTGTTCGCCGGACATGGAGCCGACGGCTGCCTCGAACACCTGTTCTGCAACGCCCGATGCCTCGTCCGCCACCAGAAGGACGTTCTCGGAGTGAACACCCTGAAGCGCCTCGGGGCTTTCGGCGCGCGCGGTACGGGCCGAGATGAACGCGCCGGTGGGATCTGCTTTGAGTTCGATACGCTCTTGCTTGACTTCCAGCAGTTCCAGCAACGCGGGCGGCAGACGGCGGGCGCACGACTTGAGTTCGGCGAACAGGGCGTCGAACAGCTGGGCGGACGTCGGGGCCGTCACCACCACTTTGACCGGGTAGCGGGTTAGCAAGAACCAGAGCATGGCCCAAGAGGCTGCCGAGGACTTACCGACGCCGTGGCCCGAGCGAACGCTGATTTGGCGCTTGCCCTCGGCAATCTGCCCCAGCATCCAGACTTGCCACTCGTCGGGTTCGACCCCAAGGACTTCCTTGACAAAGGCAACGGGGTTGTTGCGGTACAGCGCGAGAAACTCGACAAACGGATTATTCGTCATCTGATTCGTCTTCGTCCTGTTCAATGGCGGGGGTCACGACTTCGGCGTCGATGGTGATACCTTGCCCGACTTGCTTCAGGGCCTGGAGGTGGAGATCGCCAATGGACAGGTTGACCTGGACTTGCTGTTTCTGCTCACCGAACGTCGCGCGGTCAAATACACTCGCTAATTTCATAGCGGCCTCAAACTGGAGCCGCTTGACATTGACATCTTCCGGCATCGCGCGCTTGACGCCCTCGAATGCATCTTCCACCTGAACGCCGGCCGCGATGGCCTTGGCCATCATAAACTTGTCGTTCCACTCCGGCTTCTTCAGCAGAAAGGCCAACTGCGATGGGCTGGTCACGTAGTCCTCGGCCAGCCGCCGCATCGACGTTCCGCTGGCAATCCTATCCAACAGCGTTTCGTATCCGCCCGTTTCGGCGATACGAAGTTTCAAACTTCTCAACTTGGGACGCCCGGCCATACTTACCTCAATCCGTTTTCTTTGATGATTTTCGCAATCGTCGCCAGCGAAATGCTGATGTCGTAGAAACCTTCTACTTCATCGCAAATCTCACGAAGGCTGAGATTACGGTCCCGTCGGCACTCCAGGATAAACTGGATCGCCGGGTACTCCTCGGGGTGTGGCATGAGCATCGCCTCTTTACCCGTACCCTCGACATAATACCCGAAAGGCCGCTTGCCACCCGAATAACCGCCCGACTGTTTCTTGGCGTACTTGCCCGCCGCTACACGCTCGGCAATCCGGCTGCGCTCGAACTCGGCCATCGCCGCCAAAAGCGTGAAGAACAATTTGCCCATACCGTTTTCCGATATGGGGTCCGTGCTAATGTCTGCAACAATCAGCTTGACGCCCTGGCTGGCCCAGCGCTCGGCAGTCACCAAGGCGTCCTGGGCCGAACGGAACATACGGTCTAGCTTGGCCGCGATAATCGTATCGCCGGTTTTCAACCTGGCCAGCATCTTGTACCCGGCTGGGCGTAGGCTCAGAGAAATACTTCCGCTGACACCTTCCTCGCGAAAAATATCATCGACCTTTATGCCGTGGTATTGGGCCACAGCGTTGATCTTCCTGGTCTGCTCTTCCAGGCTGGTGTTATCAACTTGGCCAGATGTGCTGACCCGGGTGTATCCATAAACGGCCATTTCGATGGCTCCTCTCTTTGGTTTCCGGTGATAATACGGCAAATAAACATATTCTGCAATACTCTTTTCAAAAAATATTAAAAATTTTTTTTGGGGTCGGTGTTATAGATTTTTGGTGCTAAGTGGTTGGCCAGATGTGTATGGGCCTAGCCAGGCCGCGCCCCCCGGCCCGATGCGACCTGGGGGGGG